AGCGGATCCAGGAGGAGCAGGCTGCCGCGGCCCAAGCGCAGCAGCAGCAGCAGCTGATCCAGGCCGGCATGGGCGATCCCCAGAAGCTGGGCAACGCCGCCATGGCGGTGCAACAGATGTCCAGCCCGCAACCCGACACCGAACCTCAACCCCAATGACCACCGAAACCCCGGCATCAGAAGCCAAGACCGTCGATCAGATCGAGGCGCCCGCCGAGCTCAAGCAGATGGTGGATCCGGCCAGCCCGCGGCAGGCTGCGATCCTCGATCAGTTCCTCAACGATCTGGGGATCCCCGATGCCCCCCCGGCACCAGCACCTGAGGAGGAGGCCGCCAAGGGCGAGAAGCTGCTGGGCAAGTTCGAGTCGCCCGAGCAGCTGGCCAAGGCGTACCAGGAGCTGGAGCGCAAGCTGGGCCAGAAGGCCGAGCAGGTTGCAGCACCGGAGGAGCCGGCCGCTCCGCCCGAGGCCTACACCCCGGAGCGGGGCGTCGAGGTCTATGGCGAAACCGTGGCGACCGCCATTGAGGCAGCCGAGATCAACCCGTTCGAGATGGCCGCGAAGCTGGAGGCCGGCGAGGACGTGGCCACCTATGTCGATGCCCTGGTGGAGAAGGGCGGGCTGCCACGGGGTCTGGTGGAAACGTACCTGGCGGGTGTGAAGCCCCAGGCCCCGGCTGCTGCTGCAGAAGCGGTATCCCTGAATGACAACCCTGAAGCGGTGGCGGCCCTGCGCCAATCGGTCGGCGGCGATGCAGCGTTTGAGCAGCTGTCCCGCTGGGCTGCCACCAATCTCAGCGATGCCGAGAAGACCGACTATCAGGCTGCCGTGGACAGTGGCAACGTGCTGGCCGCGCAGTGGGCGCTGCGGGCGATGCAGGCACGGGCCACCGGGATCAAGGCCGAGCCCGACTTCCTGGGTGGCGGTGCTCAGACCAGCGAGCCAGCTGACGCGTACGACACCCGCAGTGACTGGCAGAAGGAGCGGTACGCCACAGACGACAACGGCAACGAGCTTTATGCGAAGGATGAGTCGTACCAGCGTCGGGTAGATGCCAAACACCAGCGGTCAAAACGCGCAGGGAAGTGGTAGCTTTTAGGTGGATCGTTCCACCCTTGTAGTCATCGGGGCCGCTTGCGGGCGATAACCCTTGATAGGCGGGAGGCGTTGGGTTCCAAGCAATGAACTCTCCCTCGCTTTATCAATCATGTCCGCAGACGCTCTCGCGCTGTCCAGACTTGGGCAGCAGAAAGGCACCGGCTCCGTCGATGCCCTGTTTCTTGATCTCGGCAGTGACGAACTGCTGACCGCCTACGACAAGAAGAAGGTTTTCTCCTCCACCGTGAAGGAGCAGACCATCAAGGGCGGGCGCTCGATGCGCTTCATCGTGACCGGCCGCCGGAGTGCCGCGTACCACACGCCTGGCACGCCGATCGACGGCACCGTCAATTCCCCCTCTGACCTCAACAGCCGGATCCTGTATCTGGATGGCCTGCTGCAGGCCAGCGAAACCATCTACGACCTGGACGAACTGCGTGAATACCCGTCCACCAGGGCGGAGATCATGCACCAGCTGGGCCAGGCCCTGGCTGACGAGCGTGAGGCACGGATTGCCCGTGTTCTCTTTGCTGCAGCCAGCACCTCCACGGAGCCCCTGGCCAAGACCATCAACGCCGGCAGGACTGGCGACAAGATCACCCTGACCGCTGGCTATGCCGCCAAGACGGATCAACAGAAGGGCGACGAGCTTCACGATGCCATCAGGAACCTTGTGATCCTGAAGCAAAAGAAACACGTCCCCACTGAGAACATGGTGGTCGTGGTCACTCCCGACATTGCCGGCTATCTCTACGCCTCCACGCGAGTCATCAACCAAGACTTCAATGGCGGCACTGGGGTCAACGGCACCGTGCGCGAGGCCTTTGCTGGTCGCATCTATGGGGTGCCGGTGTACTGGTCCAATTTCGTGAACCAGTCCGCCTACACGCTGGTCACCGGGGACAACGCCAACTCGGTGTATGCCCAGGATCTCAGCAAGTGCCAGGCCCTGATCTACCACCGGGACGCCATGGGTGTGCTGAACCTCCGGCAGCCCAAGCTGCAAATGACCGCCAGCGGTGGTGACTACAACGTGGTCTACCAGTCGCAACTCCTTGTCGCCTCCATGGCGCTGGGGATGGGCGTTCTGAGCCCTGAGTGCGCTGGCGCCATCGTCACCCCCTAAGCCCCTGCGGTGGGAGCGCTGCCCCTGGCGGAACGGCCGGGGGCTTTTTATTGGCGCCGCCCGGTAGGATTGAACTGCACGCCTGCAGCCGTCCATGGGCCTGGCTAACCAAGCAGTTACGCCTGGACGCACCAGCCTGCTGGAGGCCGTGAACATTTGCCTGGCCGTGATTGGCGAGGCACCGATCAACACGCTGGAAACGCAGCAAGTCGGGGAGGCCGCTCAGGCTGAGCGCACCCTGCTGGAGTACCACAAGGAAGGGCAGACCCGCGGCTGGTCCTGGAACCGTGAGCGGTCGGTGCCCTTCTACCCGGATGCGGATTCAAGGGAAGTCCTGATCCCGGCCAGCGTGGTGAAGTGGGCGCCGCATCGCCTGGAGTGGAACAACCGCTTCCAGGCCAGGGGCAGCCGGGTCTACGACAACGAGCAACGCAGCTACGCGATCCCGGAAACCATTGCCTCAATCGAGGCGGACATCGTTTCGCTGCTGCCTTGGGACGACTGCCCCGAGGTCTTCAACAGGTGGGCCTGCATCCGGGCAGCGCGGGTGTTCAGCAACCGGGCAGTCGGCAACACGGCCACCTACCAGCTGACTCAGGCGGACGAGGATCAAGCATGGGCCGATCTGCTGCGGGTTGATACCGAGCAGGGCCAACCCAACGCGATCACGGGTGAAGCGGCATGGGCCACGTTCCGGCCGGCCATGGGCCTGGGGCGCCGTCGTGGTGGCGGTGGTGGCTGGAGCGGCTACGACGGCAGCAGCCTGGTTGATCTGGGCGGCACCGGCACCGGCAGCGCCAACCTGCCACAGGCCTTGGGGCAGGAGGCATCGCCAACGTTTGCAGGGCTGACCCTTAGCGCCTTCTCCACCTTCACCGGCCAGCTGTGCGTACTGGGCACCAACGGAGCGGTGAATCCGCTGCCGCTGGGCAGTGGCCTCTCGATTGTTAATGGGGCACTGGTGGCAGCCGGGGGCGGCGGTGGCGGCGCATCCCTGAGCGATGCCACGCCTCAGGCCCTCGGCACTGCAGCCGCTGGCACCGCCTCGACAGCCAGCCGCAGCGACCACCGCCACGCCATGCCCACGGCTAACCAGGTGGGCGCAGACGCCACGGGGACCGCAGCAGCAGCGGTGGCGGCCCACGCCGCAGCGGCAGACCCTCACCCCACCTACACCACCCAATCGGAGGCAGCAGCGGCGGCCCCTGTGCAGTCGGTGGCTGGGCGAACTGGAGCGGTAACGCTGGTCGCTGCCGACGTTTCGGGCGCAGTCTCAACCAGCGATTCCAGGCTGATCGACGCCCGCGAGTGGAGCGCGGCCACCGTCACCCAGACCGAAGCCGAAACGGGCAGCTCCACCACGCGCTTGGCGTTCACTCCCCTGCGGGTGTTCCAAGCCATCGCCGCCTGGTGGGCAGCATCGGCGGCCAAGACCAAGCTCGATGGCATCGCCAGCGGGGCCACGGCAAACAGCTCGGATGCCACCCTGCTGGCCAGGGCCAATCACACCGGCACACAGACAGCGAGCACCATCACCGGCCTGGCCACCGTGTCCACCAGTGGCGCCTACGCGGATCTGAGCGGTAGGCCGACGCTCGGCACGGCAGCCGCAGCGGCAAGCACCGCCTTTGCTGCTTCTGGCGCAGTCACCGGGTCGGGCCTGACCGTCACGAGCAGCCGAGTGATTGGCCGCAGCACGGCTGGCACGGGTGCCCCTGAGGAGATATCGGTCGGCGCTGGTCTGAGCCTGTCCGGTGGAGTTCTGAGCGTGACCGGCGGTGGGGCCACCAACATTTGGATCCCTGCAGCTCAGTGGATCCCTGCGACTACCAACGGTTGCGGCATTAACTCCCTAGAAACAACTACCAACAAAGTCAACTACGACGTTTTGGAATTTGATTCCACCACATCAGAACAGGCTGACTGCATCGTTACGCTTCCCAATAACTGGAGCTATGGCACAGTAACGGCACGGTTCTATTGGACTGCTGCGAGCGGTTCGGGTGGGGTGGTGTTTCAACTGGCGGGGCTGGCCTATGGAGACAACATTGCGATTGACACGGCAATGGGAACAGCGCAGTCGGTAGCCGACACGTTGCAGACAGTCAACAACATGCACGTTTCAGCGGCCACGGCAGCCATTACGATTGCGGGCACTCCAGCAGCCAATAAGCCGGTGCAGTTTCAGATCAAGCGGTTGCCTGCTGATGCCAGCGATACCTTACTTACTGATGCCAGGCTTATTGGTGTGGAGGTGATTTTCTAATGCACCGCAGAGCCAGGCACCTAAATCCTGTAGCCGCTGGTGCAACCAGTGCGCTGGATGCACGTTTCATTGCTGGCCTGGCCGATGGCGCCAGTGTGTCTTCGTGGGCATCAAGAGCAGGCGCATCACTTACTTTTACTCAGGCTACGACAGCTCGCCAACCAATCTTTACGTTAAGGAGCCAAGGCGGCCAGCCGTCCGTGAAGCATGTTGCCGGGTCTAACCAGTGGATGAGTACGACACAAAGATTAGTGGGGGATACGACGCCTCTATATACGGCATTTTACGTCGGCACATCTGCTGTATCAATGACTGGTAACACCAGCTTCGTCGGAGGATATTTAGGTCCTGCGTTTACTTTCATTACGTTTAATAGCTTTTTTACCATAATCAGTACAGCTATTGCTCAATATTCAGTATTTGGAACTGGGTCGACAGTGGCCCAGGGAAGGAGCGGAACCGCTCAAATTTTTGCAGCCTCCAGAATTCCTGCGGGCGATTCATACGCCACTACTACCACTGGCTCTACTGCAAATTTGGCAACGAACCGCAATGGTTCTACGATTGATAGTTTTGCGAATGGTGACTCTTATGCGTTTTCCTTGATTCCGGCGCAAATCACCGACTCTCTACGGCTTAGGCTGTTACAGAGTTACGCTTTTTCGTTCAAACTTCAATCTTAACCTCATGTCCATTTTCTTCAGCACTACCAACCCATCAGACGTCAGGGAAATTGACGACGAAACAATTGCGGCATGGGAAGTCAGTGGCAATCCAAAGCTAAACTTTTGGGCCGAGCAGCCGGCACAGCCGTCACCCGATGCGGCCTGGGTAGATGGGGAATGGGTGATCCCGCCACCCCCAGAACCCACCCCCGACTGGCCCCGCTTCAAAAGAATCGCCCTAGGCAGCGACACGCTGAAGTCCATCGCCATCGCGGCATATCCGACCGAGCCAATCGCAGCAGGAGCACTATCAGCCTCGCTCTATGAGGCCGAAAAAGGCAACATTGCCGATTTTGCTGGTGCCTGGAAATTGGTGTGCGTCGCTGCAAACGTCACCCCCGAGGTTGTTACTGGTTTCGTTGGCGTGGCCCAAGCCTGCAATCTCCCGGCGGAGTTCGTGGCCGCGCTCTCGCCCCAGCAGCCATGACCCTCAACAGCTACTCCATCGCCAACCTGATCCAGGGGATCAGCCAGCAGTCGGATTCGCAACGTGACCCGACGCAGGGGGAGCTGCAGATCAATGGCTATTCCTCGTTGGCCGATGGCCTCAGGAAGCGGGCAGGCACCAGCGCGATCCGGCGCATCAGCACCACGACGCTGGGCGATGTCTTCTTCCACTCAATCCTGCGGGACAGCGGTGAGAAGTATCTGGTAGTGATCGGCAAGACCGCGATCCGCGTCTTTGACCTGGACGGGATTGAGAAGACGGTCACGGCGCCATCGGGCTACAGCTACCTGTCCACGGTGACCAGTTGCGCCACCGATGTACGGGCCGCCTCGATCGCGGATTACACCTTCATCAGCAGCGTCAAGCGGGTGCCGGCAATGGCCGCAGCCCTGGCGCCAGCAACAGCCAGGACAGCGACCAATGAGGCCCTGGTGTGGGTCAAGGCCGCTAACTACGGGCAGACCTACAAGGTGTCGGTGAACGGCACCCTGGCGACCGTCACGACTCCGGTGCAGCCGGTAGTGACCAGCGGCAGCACGGTGACCGAGAACCGGATCAGCAGCGCTGACATCGCTGAGTCAATCAAGACGGCATTGGCCAGCGTGAGCGGGGTGACGATCACCAGGGAGGGATCGGTGCTGCATGTGACCTCCAGCACCGCCATCACGATCGCGGCCACCGATGCCAGGGCCAACGCCGACGTCACGGCCATCACCAACACGGTGCAAGCGTTCACCGATCTGCCGACCATCGCGCCCAAGGGGTATCAGGTGGAGATCGTGGGCGACCCCACCAACCAGTACGACGGCTATTTCGTGAGCTTCGTTCCCAGGGGGACCGCAGCCACCTTTGGCGAGGGGACGTGGCAGGAGTGTGTGGCCCCTGGGATGCCGTACCAGCTGGATGCGGCCACCATGCCGCAGCTGCTGGTGCGCCTTGCTAATGGCACCTTCTACTTCGGGCCCGCCAATGGCAGCACGCAGGGCGGCACCAAGATCCCGAGCTGGGGGCAGCGCACGGCCGGCGACTACGACACCGCACCAGACCCGTCGTTCATCGGCTATGCGATCCAGGACGTGTTCATCCACCGGAACCGGCTGGGCCTGCTGGCCGATGAGAACGTAATTCTGAGTCGGGCCAAGGCGTTCTTTGACTACTTCCCGGAGACGGTGTCGACGGTGTTGGACACCGATCCGATCGACGTTTCCGCCAGCAGCAACCGGGTCAGCGTGCTTCGCTATGCCGTGCCCAACCAAGACGAGCTGATCCTTTTTTCCGATCAGCTGCAATTCCGGCTGAGCAGCGATGCAGCAGGCCTCACGCCAGCCAGTGCCACGGTGAGTGTGGTGACAGCCTTTGAGGCGGATACGACTGTCAGGCCGCTGCAGGCACCCTCCGGGATCGTGTTTGCCCAGACCAATGGCAGCTGGACCCAGTTCCGGGAGTTCAGTGTCCGCGGTGCGGGAACTGCGCTGATCGGATCGGCACCAAGCCTGACCGACCATTGCCCCACCTTCATCCCAGCTGGGGTGACGCAGCTGGCTGGCAACGACACGGCCGGGGTGTGGTTCGCCATCAGCAAGACGGCCGGCAACTTGGATCGGATCTACGCCTACAAGTATTCGGATCGCGGCGGCGCTCAGGGCATGGAGCGAATTCAGCGCAGCTGGTCGTATTGGCAGCTGAATGGTGCCAGCCGGGTGCTGCAGATCCTGTGCGTGCTGGAGACGCTGTACCTGCTGGTGGAGTACCCCGATGGCAGCGTCTGGCTGGAGCGGATGCCGGTGGCTGACCGGTTGAGCACCGAAGCGCTGACCACGTTGCTGCTGGATCGAGCGGTGACCACCACGACGGCAACACCAGCGATCGTGCGGGTCGCCAGCGGGATCTACAACACCACCACCAAGACCACGACCTGGACCCTGCCCTACACAGCAGCGGCAACCACGCAGGCCTGGAGCCTGTACGGCACGGCCCAGAACGGCGGCAAGCTCCTCGGCACCACCAGCAGCGGCAACACGATCACGGCGCGGGGCAACTGGAGCGGCAAGGACGTGGTGTTTGGTGAAGCCTTTGAGTTCCGGTATCGCTTCAGCCGGTTCAAGCTGATGCGGGACCAGGGCGGCGGCCGGGTGGCCAGCAACGTGGACCGGACGCAGGTTCGTCACGCCAGGCTGCGGTATCACGACACCAGCTACTTCAGGGCTGAGGTGACACCAGAGCGCCGGCCCACAGCGGTCTACACCTTCGACGGTTGGCAGCTGGGGGTGCGGAACAGCCAAGTGGGCAGCACCTTGGGCCAGAGCCTTGACATTGAGGACCGGCAGTATTTCGAGGGGGTGTTCAGCATCCCGATCCAGGCCCGCGGCGAATCCTGCATCGTGGAGCTCAAGAACGACACGCCGAACCCGTGCATGTTCAGCGGTTGCGACTGGATCGCGCAGATCACCAGCAAGGCCCAGGCGCTGCAATGAAGTGGCGGCCAGCTGAGCAGCTGATGGTCGAGCTTGTGGCGTTGAACCTGCGCCGCAGTGACGATCTGGAGTGTCGGTATGCCTATGGCATTGGCGGGGGCCAGGCGCTGCGGGAGGCCTGGATGGCATCGAGCGTTGTCCATTGCATCTGTGCCGATAACGGGGAACCCCTGGGCGTGGCTGGCCTAAATGGGAGCGTGATCTGGCTGCTGGGAACCGATGGTCTGACGGCAACACCACAGCGGCGGACGGCGCTGGCCCTGGGTGGCCGGCGGTGGACGGACATCCTGCTGGAGGAGTCTCCACTGCTGGAGAACTGGGTGCTTGCAACGAACGTAGAATCGGTGCGTTGGCTGAGGTCAATGGGATTCAAGATCGCCACACCTGAACCCATGGGCCCCAGCTGCCAGCTATTCCGCCATGCCTGGAGGGAACGCTGATGGCAACGACCGGCGCTGCCCCGGCTGGGGTGTTTGGCCTCGACCCAATCTCCCTTGACGTTTCAGCCGTTTCCACTGGGCTGAACCTGTTCAGTGGCATCGCCCAGAACAAGGCGCAGCAGCAGGAATACAAGAACCAGCGGGCGTACCAGAGCGCGACTGCACAGTTCAACCAGTGGCAAGCCAGCCTCAATGCACGGCTATCGAACGCCGCGGCTCAGCAGCAGTATTGGCAGGACACCGTTTCCCATAACCAGTCGCTGGCCTATGTCCACCAGCTCCGCAACTTTGAGCTGACCAAGGAGGCCAACCAGGCGAGCGTGGTGGGGCAGACCCGCGCTGCAGCTGGCGCCGAGTTCATGGTCAACAGCGAGGCCATGGCGCAGCAGTACCAGGAGGTGGGGATGCAGGAGGCCGTGGCCTTTCAGCAGTACCAGTACCGACTGCTGCAGCAGTCCGCCGCGTACCAGGCGATTGCCCAAGACGGGAACACGGCCGATCGGTTCGTGAATGACTTCGCCCGCCAGATGGGCGACTACCAGACCCTGAGCGAGATCAACGAGGGGCTGCGGAACCGGCAGTACAAGCGGGACCAGCTGGGCAACGTGGCCCGCTACCTCAATGCCTACAACAGCCAGCCGTTCTACGAGAAGCAGCAGTACCAAGACCCGATTGCCCCGTACCCACCGCTGCCAACGCTGATGACCCCGGCGGCACCGTCCATGACCGGGGCGGCCCCTGGTGGCGTTGGCCCCCTGCAGGTTGGCACTGCCCTGCTGGGCGGGGTGAACACCTACATGACTACTGCTGGCGCAGTTCAGAAACTGAGGACTGGAGGCTGACATGGCACAACAGCGCAACGACGGTCAGATCCAGCCAGTTGCCAGGCCCGTCCAGGCGTTCATCGAGCCGGTGCGGGTCAGCGTGGCCGAGCCTGCCAGGCCGGCGCAGCTGCCTGCCTTCAGGCAGCCCGGTGTGGTGCAGCAGGGCGGCACGCCCAATGTGCAGGGGGTCAATGCGTTTGAGACGCTGGCCCAGAACCTGGAGGCGTTCAACCGGCAGCTGACCCCGGTACTGCAGGCGGCCGGCCTCCAGTACGCCGACCAGCAGATGCGGCAAGGCGAGGCTGTGGCACGGGCCCAAGCGCTGCGGGGCCTGGCGCAGAACGATGCCGCGATGGAGAACGCAGAACTGAACCATGCCGCGGCCAACCGTGCGCTGGCGAAGAAGGATCCCCAGGCAGCCGGGATCATGGCGCTGCTCAACCCGTACCGGCAGGTGGGATACGAGCGGGGCCTGGCAAAGGTGGCCGGCGGCGAGGTGGCCATTGGCCTGCCCAACGCCATCCAGCAGCGTGCTGGCGAGATTGACTACCTGGCGCCAGACCAGGGGCAGGGCCAGGTGCGGCGGATTGCGGACGAATACAGCACCAAGCTGATGGAGCGCTATGGCCTGACGGCCGAAAGCCCGGTGTTCCAGCGCTATGTGGCGCCGGAAGTTGAGAAGGCG